GGTTTGCTTTTATTTACAATAATCACAAAGCAACATCATTCACAAGCTTTTTATGTTTGCTGTGGCCCGTTTAAATTTTACGAGAATCGTTTAAGGGTTTTGAAAACAGACCATGACAGCCTAAATGGATTAAATCGGCTTAGAAGGGATTTGTGGCGGTTTAGATTGCCGCGTCGCTGTTGCTCCTCGCAATGACGAGACAGATTGCTTCGCTTTGCTCGCAATGACATGGAAACTAATTGGCGCACTGATAGCGAGTGCGCCCTACATTGAGCGTCTTACATGAATGCTTGTTCGAGATGGTCTTGTAGGATATCGACTATCATGTCGTCGTCATCTTCTCCCATGCCTAAAAAGGGGCGTTCTGGGATACCGCGTTCATCATCACCGAATTGCATTGATGCGCCTTGAATGCGATTGGTTCCTAGCTCTATGCCTTGGTCGTCTGCGTTATAGGCGAGTGTGTCACGCATAAAGCCTTCTAGCACTAGGACTTTGTCGGCGTTCTTTTTCTTTCTGGCTTGGTATTTTGGGTTGAGTGGCTCCCAGTCTTCGCCTTGTGGGTCGACTTGTTCTTCAAAGCGTTGCCGGGTGCTATTGAGCATACCTTCGCCGATATCGGTAAAGGGGCCAGACATGTCGACGCCAGCTTGCATGAGTTCATGCAGCTTTTGTGCAACGGTTTCTGATATGTTTTGTTCAATTGTGATTGATACGCCTGCCATTTTTCACCTATAATCAAGTTTCGGTTGATGTGTTGGTATGTACACCTATAGCACTAAAACCCGCCAGCTTAGTGCATTAAGTGCGGCCCCATTCATTCATTTTCCCCATATACCAATAGTCCGGCGCGTTGCCCGTTGATGTAATTGCGTTTTGATGTCGGGATAAATGTCCAACTTTCTAAGAAGCCTTTTCGTACATTGGCGATAGCCAGCAGATAACGGCCTTTGCCTAAGTCATACGCTTTTACAATGCGCGACCGTATTACGACTTTGCCTGTGCCTTTGTGTTGCTGGAATGAGAGCCAGACTTCATACGGGTTGCTTAATAAGTCATCTAATAACGGTATGTATTCAGCACGGGCTGGGTCGATATGGTTGGCTAGGGTTTTGCTATTGAGCATGAAGGAGAGGCCGCCGGGTTGATACAGTTTTTCATCACCATATTGTTTTTGCAGCTGCTGTAAAACTTCTTGTTGTGTGTTGAGGCGGCTACCGAGTTCAACAGGTGCTGAGGCTAATGGGATTTGTTTTGGTCTGCCTGCTTCAGCCCAACCTTGTGGTGTGAGGGTATTCCATTGGCCTTTGGTTTGTTGCCATTGCTGCATCACGTCGTCTGATAAGGTTTGGCCCCATGCGGCTTTGCCGGGGTTGTAAGCAAAGCCGGGGTCGATGCCTTTTGGCACGGTTACTGTGCGTGGGCTTGGGCCACGGATGCCAATGGTTTTTTCTTCAAATTCTATTGCGGGAGCTTCACCAAGCTTGATGCCTTTGCGTTCTAACTCTCGCTTGCTGTGTGTTGTGATATAGCATTTACAGCCCCAGCCATTTTGTGGGTAGTAATAGTCCCAGTATGGATCATCAGCATGTAGCGTTAAGCCGTCTATTGCTACATGTTCCGGGCGTGGGTGCTCAACGGCGTCATTATGGTGATATGTCCAATAAGGTCGTGTTGCTTTGACCTTTTGCATTTGAGCATAGCGGCCTGTGTTGTGGGCTTGATAGAGATTGGTTTCATAGATAACCCGGCTACGCCAGTTTCGTGATCCGTTATAACCCCAGCCATGTTTGGCCACGATGGTGTCGAAGTCTTTGCGAAAGTCTTCTAGGCTCATACCTTGGGCAATGACCTTGTCTACTGTGTTTCTGAAGTCGGTCAAGATATCTTCTTTCATGGCCCCGGCCACGACAAAGGCGCGAGCGTGTTGACCTTGATAGATATCTGTCCAAGACGACGTCGGTAGGTTGAGCTTGTCGCGGAAGGCTTCTATTGATTTTTCAAAGGGGAGTGAGCCGTAGTTAATGGGCATTTAAAGTCCTTTTAAGAATGCGGCCTAACTTCAGAATATATACTGGCTCTTTTGGTGCACCCCAAAGATAGGTACCGATTCCGCCTTTTTGGATTTCCTTTAGTTCTACCAATAGGCGCGGGGCATCTTTGGCATATCCATTACGAAATTCAATCGCATCATAATGTTTGCTTAGGCGTGTATCCCAGTATGGTTTTATCTCGCGGTATTCTTCTCGTTTTGCACCGCAAGCAATCATGTCAAACCATTTCTTTTTTAGGGTTAGGTGAAGTATTTTCATTTCGGTTTGTTGGGTTGCAAGCTAACCCAACCTACGATTGATTTAGACGTCATTCGCATTTCTTACCATTGCTTGATAGAACCGCGCACCACCAACCATCCAAACAACGGCAAGACCACCTTGTGGTTCCCAGCCTTCGGCCATAAGTTTTTTAACTCCTGTAGATAGCACTAGTGAACTGTCCGCTGCTATTACTTTATAATCTGTCATTTTCTTGTACCTCATAGCGGCCTGCGAGTTCTGATAGGGCTAGACCTAGTTGCATGACGTCGACTAATTCGTCGGGGTCTAGGAAGTTGAAGGCTTCGACTAGTCTGTCTTGAAATTCTTCTAGCGTTTTTACTTCGTTTAATAGCTGTTTAATGCGGTCATAAAGTTGGTCTATCACTGGTTGGGTTAGGCCGCCGAGTTGGTCGGTTGCGCCGTCTAGTTCTGTATTATCATCACCGGCTTTTGCTGCTGCTAAAGCCGCTTTGTTTGGTTCTGGTTGGTTGTTTGGTTTTGGTTCTACGCGTTCGTAGCCTTCGCCATAGACTTCTGCGACTTTTTCTTCTGTGAGTCGGTAGCCCATATCAAATAGGGTTTTGTCTCGGTCTGCACGTTCGTTGAGTTCTTCGTCTTCGTCGGTAATGAATTTAAAACGCGGTGCGCGTAGCGGATCTGCACCCGGTTTGTTGATCGCTATCATTGGCCAGATTAGGTCGCGGGTAAGCGTTCCGGCAAATTGTCGGGCATCACTCGCTAGTAAGTCTTTGCGAATTTCGTTATGTACATCCCCTAGATTTGAACCAAGCCCGGTGTTTTCGGCTGTGCTGGTGAGGGTGCCACCTAGGATGGCTTTTGATTGCACGGACTCGCACCAGTGCAACATAAACTGATATGGGTCGCTTTGACCTTTGGCGGCTTCTACAAATTCGATTGCCATGCCTTCGGGCATGATGCCTGCTGCATTGTGACCGATACCCACCACCGCATTCATTAGGGTGCGCTTTTCAGTATCACTGGCCCCAGCTGGATAGGTACCTAGTCGCATTGGGATGCCGTAGATTTCTAAAAACTCGGCTAAGTCTCGCAATGCATACATTTTGAACAGGTATGGCCAGACTAGCGTTCTATGCAGGCCACCACGGGCCACATAGCCTGATTTTGATTTGTGTACGTGGGTTAACCAGCCAAACGGCCAAAGCTCTTCGCCTTTGCCGTTTTCACTGCGTAGTAAGATTTTGTTGCGGTCATCTTCGTCAATGGTGAAATAGCGGTAGGGCTGGTGCTCTAGTTTGGGTAGTTTTAATTTACCAATATCTTGCCAGTTTAACGCAAGGTTTGAGAAGCCTTTACCAATCGCATCCCCCATATCGAACAGGTGGTCTTCGAAGTCTTCCATATCTTCGATCCATTCCTTGACTTCTTCGACTTGTGATTCTTCTTGTGTGGTGGCGTTTCTTGGTGGTTTCAGATCCCATGCTAAATCCAATATCGCACGTTTGCGTTTGCTTAGGTCGGCCTGAAGGTGGGCATCTTTTTCTTCCATATCTTCAAACAGGTCGGCTTGGTCGATGATGTTTCCATGCTCGGCTGTTTGCAGTATGTTTGTCAGCTTGCGCGGTGTTAGGCCACTGCTTGGGTGGTTTTCAAATTCTTTAGCAATAAAGCCTAAGCGCGATGTTTGTTCTTCGCTTAGGGCTTCGCGTACTTGGATTGGTTTGCCATTGGCATCTACTATTTTGCTTGTTCTTACTTGTTGCATATTAGTATGCTCCGCCTTTACTCATTAGGCTGCTGTAGTCGTTGTCGGGGTCGTCTTTGTCTTGTTTGCTGGGTGCGGGTGTCCATTCAATAGCTGATGCTAGGTCAAAGCTGGCTGCATAGGCCATGACTAGACTGATTGCCGCATCACCGTGGCGGGTTTTGGCGTCGTTGGTTTTGCCATCTGGCAGTTTGGGTATGCCTTTAATGACTTGTATAGCCCCGATATCGTCTGCCACGTCTGCATCGCGTGGTATGGCGATGGTGTCGTCTTCAAATGCGGCCTTGAATTTGGGCATGTTTTCTAGGTACCAGCTTTGCGAGAGCATCACTTCTTCGACACGATTGACGCCATAAGCATATTTAGCTTGTTCTGCTAGGTATTGACCGTTGCCTCTGGCATCCAGCTTGGCAGCGCTAAAGCGTGGCAGTTGGTCACAGATATATTTCAGCACTTGTTCTTGCTGTTTGAATGGTACGTTGTGAAGTTCGACCATAAACGGCACAACACGCTTTAGGGTTTGGGTGATGGTCATCACGGTCATGACGGTTAAGTCTCCCGTGCGGCCAAAGTCTTCACCGAATACGTGTCTTAAATTCGGGTTTAACTGGTCTAAAAGCGGTTTTAAATGCTGTTCACACCATGCTTTTATTTCGGCTTCGCGTTGGTGTTCTGGCCATAGGTTAAATGCTGCGGTGCCTGAATAACGCAATACAGGTGCATCGACCATACGTGATTCACGTAAGGCACGACTGATGTAGGTACCACCACCTTGTTTTGGAATACAAAAATATTCTTCTTCAGCATCTTCTGGGCTGGCTGTGTTCTTGAGTAAGCCTGCTTTCCAGTCGTCTTCAGCTTGTTGCGACCACTCTTGTTTGGTGATTTGGCAAATGCGCTTAAATAAGCCCATTTCGCAAGCATCATCTAGTGTTACTCGGTGGACGCTGTAGTCTTTTTTCCCGGCGCGACTGTCTTCAATCAATTCATTGAATAGGTTTTCAACACCATTATGAGTTGAAATAATGCGTACCTTTGCACCCCACATGGTGAGGGCTAATGCTGCTTTTAATACTTC